CGAAAGCTTTACGAAAAATCATTAATTTCAATGTAGATGAAATGGTATATGTAAGCTGTAAACCTACCAGCCTTATGCGTGATCTGCTTGTATTTAGAGAAGCAGGGTATGAGGTGAAGAGAGCTTGTTTGGTGGATATGTTTCCAGGAACGGTGCATGTGGAGACAATCGTGTTAATATCACGAAAATAAGCGGTTTTCAGGAGATAAGTTTCACGAAATCACCAAATTTGCCACCCGTTTGCCACCCGCAAAATTAAAAACTTATAAAAAGCAAGAAAAAGGATTGAACACTTTAAACAGCGTCAATCCTTTTTTTCTATAATGTATTTTCGAAAATAGTTACAGCGTCTGTCTGCATTATATCTGTATTAAATGTGTACGTCTGTAATGTTGTTGAGATATCCTTGTGTCCTAATCTTTCCATGACAGTTTTAGGATTAACTCCATTTTCTGCTAGTATTGTTCCGTGTGTATGCCGCAGACAGTGACTATGGAAAAGGGGGTTGCCTAATTCATGATGAATAACTCTTGAACAGTACTTAAATGATTCTGGCGTTAGTAATTCTCCATTTTCCTTAACGCATAACGGATGAATCTCTTTGTAAGGAAAAGGAATTTCTGAACGCATTTGAACAATAGAACTATCAGGCATTAAATAGGTTTTTAAATAGTCTGGTCCATACTTTATCTGATTTATTTTTCTTTGTTTTATAGCTTGTTTTAATGCTTTTTCAAGAGTAACTCCCATTTTAATTGTACGATAAGAATCATATTTAGGAGGCTTTAGGAACCATGTTCTGTTCATTTTTAGAAATTGATTGTTTATAGTAACGGTATGATTCTCAAAATCAACATCATCATACAGATCTATCGCAAATGTTTCTGAGATTCTTGTGCCGATACAGTATGGTGTGATCAGCGAAAGGTAGAAGTTACTTTTTCCTTCAGGAAAACGCTCAAGAATACGTTCAAATTCTTCTTTAGGACAAACGTATTCGGAATACTCTTTTGCGTGTCTATCAACAGGCATTTTTCCTACCTTTACAGGAACACAAGGATTAGCTTGGATATATTTTAACGGAAGTATGGCATAATTCATCGCACCAGAGAGACAAGTAAGAGTGTTTTTAACCATGCTTTTAGAATAACCATTTAATTTCATGTTATCAACCCATTCCTGGACCTTGTCTGGAGCATATTGAAAACTGCTTAATTTATAAATGCCAAAGGCTGGTTTTAAATGAATTCTGATTTTCGACTCATAATCCGTATAAGTATTATAGCTATACCCATGATCGATATTTTTCTTAATTACAGTTTCCAGCCAATAATCAAGATAATCGGCAACACTTATTTCTGATGCTGAAAATGTTCTACCGGTATTATTGTATTCCGCAATAGCTGCAGCTCGTGCGGCGATAGCCTCTTTCTGGGTGCGGAATCCTCCTTTTTCAATCTTATTACGCTCCCCATTAATTTTAGCTGTATCAAAATAATAAGACCAGCTTTTTCCCCTTTTACGAACTCCTTCTGCCATTGATTATTCCTCCTTGTGTTAATTTTGTTTTAGTAGTTACCTCCTTAAGATTATATTATAACATAAAAAGACCACATCATTTGAATTTGATGTGATCTTAATTTGCTGATGATATATCAATCATATAAATGCTGTACAGCATAACTTGCCTGATCTTCTGTAAACTTTCCGCCGTAATCAGAAATCAACTGATCATAAATAGCATCAGAGGACATATCCATTGTTTCAGAATAACTTTTTGCAGATTCCAAGGCGTTATAATAATAGTCCGCGTTCACGTTCTCAATTGCATATTGTGCGGCATCAGAATTGAACTGTCCACCATATTCAGAAATTAACTGATCGTATATAGCAGCTTCTGACATATGCATAGTATTGCTATAAGACTGTGCCTGATTTAATGCAGATTGATATTCTCGTGGGACGAGCGTCTCCGTAGTTGAAGTTTGAGGTTGATTTATTAACAGAGAGTTTTCTGTAGATGCTTCTGTTGTTGCAGCAGTCTGTTCTGTTGTACTTTCTGTGCTGGAAACTTCAGCTTTTTTATTATCTTCAACATTGCCTATATTAGAAAACATAATAATTACACTGATCATCGCACACAAAACAGATACAGTGCTTATAAGTCCTTTAACTTTTATAGAAACCTTACCTTTTGACTGCATAAGAAAAAATGAGATGAAGCATAAAATAGCCTGTATGATTACAAAATAAAAATATAAAGGCATAAACAATATTGAGCCGCAATAAAGAATAGCTGCTGTCAGTGAAAAGCAACGGTGGTAGCTAAAAAGAGCAAAAGTATTAAATACCGTTGCAAGAACAACCAGGACCACATGAGGAATCATCATAACTGTTGCAATGTCGGCTCCTAGTTTTTCAAATCCGGACATTCCACTGCCAGCACTTGCCCAGTAGATGAGACAAAACAATGTATATGCAAATCCTAATAAGTGCGAAATAAACAGACAGGCAGTAGCAAAATTATTACGGGTTACAGGTTCACTAATATGGGTTATCGGGCAGCCACAATGCGGACAGGCATCAGCTCTATCAGATATTTCTTTTCCACATTCTTCACATTTAATAAGTGCCATATTTCCTCCTCCAGATACTTAAAAATATTTTTAATCCTATTATACAGAGTTCGACAATAAAAAGAAATAGATATATCGAGAAAAAGCGAATTATTGTGTCAGACTCTGATACGCAAAAAAATTCTACAGAAAAATTATTCGATTTAAGAATCTATCATACTTATTATATAGATTTTTTTCAAATCAGAGAGGCCATTTCAAAAAAATCTATGCATATTATATTAGAATGTTCAAAACGAATCAGTATACCACATCTGAAAAAACACACTTTTTTATAAGCAAAAAGGGGAACGGGTGGTAACGGGGATGTGTTTTGAAGTTTTCTTACAAAAATTCTTTTTTATTTTTGTTTGATACACTGTTTTTCGAAAGGAGGGATTTCCATGAATTTATTATCAAGAAGATTGAAAAGCGACAGTTCTTAAGTAGTATTTTGGAAATTGACGCAAAAATATGCTTGAGTTATAATGAGCGAAAGTAGAACGGACTTTCTGAAATAGAACAGAATAAATTCCTTAGAAGTAGTAAAGAATAAATCTCACAGTGTCAGAAAGGAGAAAGAACGTGAGATTACTATTGAAAGAGGTTATGCAAAAGGAAAATATATCTTATAGACAGTTAGAGATTACAACTGGGATAAATAAAGCAGTTCTGCATCACTTTGCGTCAGGAAAAAGATTTCCTCGTATTGATACTCTTGAACTTATAGCAAAGAATCTTCGCGTTGGAGTAGAAGATTTATATGAATCTGACTATAAAACTAAAAAAGCGTTTACACATAGTAAACGAAGTTGAGACAAATATGTTTAATTATGGTAAAATACAATTAAATTATTGTTGCCTATATAAATTTAGCAAGGATAAAAGGAGTCGTATGTATGGAGAAAAAAGATTTAAAAGAAACATACAGAAGAAAAGAAAAAATAGAGGAAGAACGTGAAATATTAAAACATCAAGAAAAAATTATAGAAATGGTACATAGTATTTATAATCTTACATTTTTAAAGAAAATCGAGGATTATGTAGAATTACCATATATGCTTGCAAAAAAGGAACAGGAGGATTAATCCTCCTGTTCTTTTTTAGACATCATTTTTTCAGCCATTTTATACATGATTTCTTTTAATGCTGTTCTGCTGGAAGTATCTAAGTCCATATAAACTTCAATGAAATCTTTTATAAATTCGTCATTTCCAAAAGATATATCACTCAACATTTTATCAAGAGATAATTTAGTAAACATTTTCCCTTGTCCAGTACGAATCCATTTTTCATTAATAGCGAATCCTTTTTCTCTCCAGTCTTTTAACATAGCGATATGTGAATCTTGTACTTTTCTTCGACCAGCTTCCAAATCACAAACTCCTGATTTAGAAATGCGTAATATTTTACCGAAGTCTGATTGATTCATTCCTAAAGCTTTTCTAAGCTCCCGTATTCGTTCATTGATAGGTTCCATTCTGCACCTCCCGAATTTATCATAACAAAAGTAAAATATAAAGTCAATAGAAAAGTTCTGAAAACAGAACAAAAAAGTATTGACAAAATCCTGTTTCAGGTATTAATATATACTCAAAACAGAACAAACGAAAGGAGAGAAAAACATGAGTATCTTGAATGATGAAATGAAAAAGGAAATTAGAGAAATCACAGAAGTATTTTTGTCATTACCTAAAACAGATAGGGCTATTCTTTTGAATAATGCTATTGCGTTTCAGACACTTAGAAGAATTGAAAAGAATGCTCAGAGTTCAGAGAAAGTAGGATAGTGAGGTAGATATACATATGAAAAAAGAAAACAATCCCAAAGAACAGACAACGGTCCGTCTTCCTCTGGAATTAAAAGAACGAATCCAGAAAGAAGCGGACCGCAAGGGAATGAGTTTTAATGAATTAGTATTAATCATTTTAAATGATTGGATTACTCCGGAAAAGTAATCTCGCCATGCTCATCTTCAAATGAGTTGACATGTTGCCGGATTAACATTTCAACTTCGCGGTTAGCAGAACGGGCATTATATTCTGCTACATACCGAAGCTTTTTAAGTAATTCTGGTGAAATTCGAATTGTAAATTGCGGTAATTGTGACGGCATAACTAAAACCTCCTTTATAGTGCTGTCTTAATGGCAACATTATAGCATCAAAAAGATTTCAAAAAATATATTGACAACAGAGTGACAACACTTTATAATTCAAGGTGAAATCAAAGTGACAACACCAAAAGAAAGGAGATAGTTATGAATAGAGTTCGTGCTGGATTACGGATTCCGATGGATTTAAATACAAAATTAATATTACGTGCCAGTGAAAATGGAATTTCGAAGAACGCACTGATATTGCAAATTTTGTGGGAGTATTTCGAGAAGAAAGCAGGGTAAGGAGGTAAATAGAAATGAATTTTCAAAATATTCAGATGAATAACGGAACAGTTTTAACAGCAACGAAGACGGAAGAACTTGTTCGATATATCGTGAACAAGTTCTCCGAGGAAAATCTCACCCATGATGAAGCCAATATTGTATTGGAAAATACAAAAGATGTTATAGGTGAATTTAGTAAAGTTCAAAAGATGTCTTAGAGACTCTTTTGAAGCATTTCTTGTAAAGTGAATGAGATAGTTTTGAGTTCTGTATCTTTTGTGGCAGTCTTAGCTGTCAGCATAGCAGAACCAGCTTTTAAGTTAGTTGTGAAATGTTCCTGATATTTTTTCTTTCCAGAAAAGTACTCAATATCAAAGGATACATTGTCAGGAGTGTCGTTGTAGTCAAGTCTACATATTTTAGACTGTCCAGGTGCCAATGTACATTTTGAAATGTCGGCTAAAAAATTACGTGAAACATTAGGAATGCCATAACATTTGGATAAATCTGGTTCATAAGAAAACTTAGTTATAGTAGCTGGAGAGCATCCAAAGTTTTTTATAACCAGATAAAACGTTGATGTTCCGGTGTTAATAGATTCGCCATAGACACAAATGTATGGCCGTGTAGCATTTTCTATCATTGTATGATTTTGACGTAATGTAATGACAACAGTGACAATTGATATTAATGCCAATATAAAAGACAAAATACAAAGAACAATATTAACAACAGTTGATATATCCATACAAAATCCTCCTTTCTTCAATACTTAGATATAGAATATCCTGCGGTAATATAATAGAAGAAATGGAATAAAATGTCAATAAAAATATGAGAGGTAGTAAAGGGAATATTAAAGAAGCGGCAGAAATTGCAATGAAGGAAGGTAAATGCATCTTTATGAAAGCTATTCCAGCAGTAAAGATACGATTAGAAAAAACGGATATGTGTACATTGATGTTGAGAGATGGAAGCTATCCCAAAACAGGATGGCAACCAACTGGAGAACAACTTGTGTCGGAAGATTGGGACGTTACAGAATAATTTTTAACAAAAGCATGGATGTGGGAGGAGGTGAACACGGTGACATTTGCAGAAAAGTTAAGAGAGGTTATGAAAGAACAAAACATATCTCAATCAGATTTATCTCGGCTGACAAAAATAGGGCGCAGTTCTATCAGTCAATACCTGTCTGACAGAAACATCCCAACACCACAACGTCAGGAAGAAATTGCAGTAGCATTGAAGCTTCCAGAAGATTATTTTACAGCCGAAGAAAACGCTGTAAAAGCTTGTATTTCAAGAGCAAAAGTTAAGCGTTTAACGCTGACCCAAGCAGCAAGAATCATGGGAATGTCTAAAGAAACTTTGGGAACTGCGATTGAAGAAGGAAAGTATTCATGGGGGCAGGTGCTATCAGGTAAAGGTAAAAAGAAAATATACTACATAAATGGCACGAAGCTTTCACAGGTTGAATGTGTAGATTTAGGTTTATAACTAGGAGGTAAAACATGGAAAACAATTTAACAGTAGAAATGCCGGAAGAAGATTTAATCACCTTGATGCGTGAAATAAGAAAACTGCACAGGATGGGCGGTACAGCAACAATGTTTTATTGCGAAATCGGAGCATCCGTAAGAATTTGTTTGCACAAAAACAAGACTACATATGAAAAGACATTTATTCTCGATCCAGAAAGAAGAGATTACAAATGTATGTATCTAAAATGTTTAAAGACACTGAAAAAATTACAGACAACTATAGGAGAAAGAAAATGAATAACGAACAAATAATGAATCTGATCCAAGAAATTTCAGAAGTGCAGGCGGCCGGAAATTACGTAAGTTTTACCTGCAATAATTTTGGCATAGAAGTATTTGTTATGCGTGGAGAGATAAAAAAGAGCAAGGAATGGGATAGAACATTCTTTTTCCGCAAAATGTCTAGTGAGAAAAGAACTGAAGAGATGTATCAGGAATGCCTTGAATATCTTGGCAAAATGAAAGAGACGGTTTAGGCAAATCTCAAAACAACCGTCTCTCCAACAAAAATCATCATTCCAAATAAATGACATTTTTTATTTTATCTTATGTCGAATGAAATTGCAAGTATTTGGGGTGATGATTTTGGAAAAAGATCTAACAAAAAAATTAATGAAGGCCCATTCCGTTGATGATACGCTGCACAGGAAGGATATATCCTATGTGGGCGAGATTCAGCGAGGGGACAGGCTTTATAAATTGTATGTTTCACCATCGCAAAATTCTGAAGAAGATAAATATTATTATCAAGTATTTATTCTTCGGAACGGTAAGCGATTAACTGAATACGAAGCAATTTTTGGTAAAAAAGAGAAAAGAAACTGGAGGAAAAAATGATACACAACTTAAAATATCGTGCGGATTTTGCTGTCCGCATGGATGCAAAAGGAACAGAAGTTTTAGAAACAAGCAGATCAACCGTCCTGGTACCGGTAGTTCGTTGGAATAGAAAAGGAATCAAATGGTTTGATGATAACAAACTGGCAAAGGAGGGGGCAGAATGATGAAAGTGATTGCGGTAATGACCCCGAAAGGCGGCGTGGGAAAAACAACAACTTCCAACGCACTGACCTACATATTAGGTCAGGAAATGGGGGCAAGAGTCCTCTTAGTTGATGCGGATCCACAGGGAGATTCTTCAACGAGTTTTGGGATTGAAGACGAGCAAGGGCTTACAAACCTTTTGGAAAATCATATTACAGCAGGTGGGAGGTATTCGACCAGGGATGTTATCCGGCATACGAAATATTCTAATGTTGATATTATTCCAGCAAATGGATACTTAACATGTACAGCTACTAACCTGTCAAACGTCAATGATTCAGGACAAATCTTTCGTTTTAAGACGGCATTAGAAGAAATATCTGAGGATTATGACTACTGCATTTGCGATTGCGGACGTTTGCTGGATGTTGTAATTATTAATATTCTTGTGACAACAGATTTACTTATAGCCCCAGTTAAACCTGGCGGTTTTGAAGTAAGCGCGCTTGAAAATTTAAATAAGCAGCTTGCTACTATTCGGACATATAACCACAACGTAGAAGTAAAGATCCTCCTTAATATGGCACGAAATACACTTGCTTTTAAGGGAATGGAGACCTGGGTAAAGCAGAGAAGCGGATTAGGCTATTTTTCTACAAATATCAAACAGTCTACAGTGATAGAGCAGGCAACATTAAAGAAGCTGCCATTGCCAGAACACGCAAAGAAAGCAGACGTAACAGCCAGCTATAGAAAAATTGTTGAAGAGATTGTAAGAGAGGTAGGGTGAGGCAGATGGGGAGCTTTTCGATAGCAGATATGTTAAATGCACAGACAAAGGCGGAAGCAACGAAGATTCCGTCTGCTCACTTTCAGACAGAAGATATTTCTATAAAGCGGATGTATCGCAACAAAGAAAATCGGTACAACCTGTATAACATTGAAGAACTAGCATCGAACATTCAGGCCGTAGGCTTGAGACAAAACCTTGAGGTGATTTACGACCCTTGTGAGGAGGGCGACTATAGAATCCTTTCCGGAGAACGACGCTGGTTAGCTTTAAACCAGCTTGTTGAGGAAGGGTATAAAGAGTATGAGATTGTTACCTGTAAGGTTTGCTGTCCGGTCTCTGCAAACATGGAAAAACTGGAACTGATGGCAACGAACTCTTACAGGGAAAAGAATAATGCAGACCTCATGATGGAAGTTAAAGAAGCAACAGAAACTTTTCGCAGGTTAAAGGAAGAGGGGGCCAAAGTGCCTGGATATGATTTGCAGTCTGGAAGAATCCGGGATATAGTTGCCAGCTTTTTAGGCTTGTCTAGGACTAAAGTGGCACAAATCGAGAGCATTAATAACAATCTTATTGAGATTCTGAAAACACCACTAAGAAGCGGTAAGATACCTTTTTCAGTTGCGTACGAAGTCGCCGGTCTGGATACCAAACTGCAGGTGAAAGCAGTCCGTAGATACTACGAAAACGACAAGCTGTCATTGAAGGATGTTAAAGAGATTAAGCAGCAGTGGGAAGAAAAGAATATACCAGGTCAAATTGAGATGGACATTCCGGCACCGGATCAGGAGGAAAAGACAGCGGTACAGATGCCGACTTTTACAATGATGCAGCCAGAAGAGGAACAGACGGGTGACATAAAAGAAAAAGCTGATACAGCATTGAATGCGAAAAAGGAATACGCATGGGGAGTTCGAGAACCAGATGAGGTTGAACAGGAAGAACCAATTCAAGAACAGAAGGAACAAAAAGAATTAGAAGAGAAGCCAGCGAAGGACACAGGAGAATCTGAAAGTTTTGAAACGAGTTCTTTATCAGAGTTTGACGGCATACCGGGACAGTGGTACAAACTTTCGGACAATATTGTTCCGTTCCCGTTTGTGCCTGTATTGGTAGCAACAGAAATTCTTAACAATAGCGTCAAGGTGCATGAGGGGTTCAGGAGACCAGATAACACCTGGAGAGTTGCTGTTAATAATAAGTGGAGAGATGGCGAAGATACTGTAACAGGCGGTAAAAAGATTGTCGCATGGATGCAGATGCCAGAATATGAGATGTAAGGAGGTATAAAGAATGAGAGAACCTTGTGAGATTTGTATGGAGCGAGACCGTTGTGCTGGAGGACAGCCTTGTAAGAAAAAAACTGCTTACGGCAGATATAAAGAAAAGTGCAAGGAGATTGCGGAACATACGAAAAGAGTTATGCAGCGAACGAAAGAGCGGATGAACAATGAATCACGAACTCAAAATATTACATAAGAAATTTACAGAAGGTGAAATAAGCCGTCAGGAGTTTAGAACGTATATTGAGGTAGAACTTGATAAGTTAGAAGATGAGCTGATGGAAGACGCTATTACTCCAGACGAACATATTGTACGATACAATGAACTCATTGCAAAAGAGGCTGAGATGTATGCTGAAGCATTTCAGCCTCATGAACACATCTAATTAAGTTTTGCGAGAATAGGGCAGCAACAGGAGGTATTAAGATGGCATTTATTACAGTGCAGGACTGGATGGTCAAGAATTTTAATTTGAAAGGAAATGAATTACTTGCGTATGCCCTGATTTATGGGTTTTCGCAGGACGGGGAATCAGAATTTAAAGGATCTATTAGCTATATATCCGAATGGTTGAATACATCAAAATCAACTACTATGAGAATTTTAAAGAAACTGATTGAGATGGGAGTGATTAAAAAAAGAACCGTCACAATAAATGGAATGATAATTAACAATTATACTGCAGTGATGCCAGAGGAATATGAGAAATCTCAGAATGATACTGGGGGTGTCAAAATAACACCGGGGGGTGTCAAAATGCGAGGAGGGTGGTATCAAAATGACAGGGGGAGGTGTCAAAATGATACCAAAACCGGTGTCAAAATGACACCCCATAATATATATAATATAGATAATAATATAAAAGATAATATAGTGTGTGGGACACACACGCAAGAATCATCAAAGAACGTTGACAAAAAGCCACGCAAGATATTCAGACCACCAACCATACAGGAGGTTAGAGAATATTGCCTTGAGCGAGGTAATGATATCGATGCAGAATACTTTGTTAATTTCTACCAAAGCAAAAATTGGATGGTAGGCAAGAATAAAATGAAAGACTGGAGGGCTTGTGTACGAACGTGGGAGATTAAAAACAGACAGAATCAAAAGCAGCGAGCCACACCGAGTAGTAACAGTAATAATAGTTTTCATAATTTTGAACAGCGAGACTATGATTTTGTAGAATTAGAACAAAGACTTGCTGGCCGTCATGTTTGACGCTGACTATCAGAAAGGGGAGCTTATGATAACAAGAGATGATATCGTGATAAGAAAAGCTATTTTACATATCTTGGATACTGACCGTGGAGAATGTATTCTGTCGAGTGCGTTATTGAATCCAGGTCCAGAGATGTGTGATTTTATTCGCAATCACATTTATAAAATAATTTCTAGTGACGATACAAAGAAAGGAGAGTTTGATTCTGAATTTTCTCCGATTAAATCTATATTACAAACGTGGGACGAATCAGAAGACAGTTCATTTATTGAAACCAGTCAGGCAATTGCAAATAAACTTTATGCTGCTATGGGCGAGGGATTAAATATTCCTGCTGCCGATTTGTTATTTGTAACATTTCAGGTAGAAGGGGAAATCTATCTTGCTCTGTTAAAAATGAACTATAAGAGAAACTACAATCATGACAAAATGTATAGAGGTAATCATACCTTTGTAGGTCTATTAAAAAAACGGTCACTTATTTCAGAAACTTCGCGGGTACCGGAAGCTGTAATTATTAACTTGTCTGATTTCAGCATGAGGTTACTGGAAAAGAAATATGAGGTAAATGGTGAAAGAGTCAATTACCTTTCTGAAAATTTTCTTATCTGTCACACCAGTAGTTCAACAAAAAAGAAGTTAAATATTCTTATGCGAGTTATCAATAATATTTCCAATAAATATAATGGTGCTGATTTAAAAACAAAAATGGATATAAAAAGTACTTTGCAAAAAGAGTATGTAGATAGTAGGGCTTTTGACGTAGAAGAAATTGGAAATAAGCTTTTCGGAGAAAAACCAGAAGAAAAAGCTGAGTATGACGAAAAAATAGAAATGTATGATTTGCAGTATGATAATTTTACTGTTATTAACGAAAACACTGCAAAGAAATTGGAAAAACAGATGTTAGTAACTGATGGCGGAATCGAGATTTCGATTCCAATGGAGACGTATAACAAAGAAAATTTTGAAGTACAGACAGATACAACAGGAAAAATAACGATCGTCATACGAGACATAGATAATGTTATCTTAAAATAATAAGCTGGACATGCCTCTTTAGAGGATTTTTACACTTACAAGTTACCCGTTAATGTTCTGTGATATGAACACGAGCTATATGCCATTGTCCTCCGGATTAGCTCCGGAGGGGAAAGGAGAAGATTAATGGTAAAAATGGATTATAGAAAAATTAAAAAAGCCTTAGAAACATTGAGCGATATGTGCGATGAGATTACAAGAGATAGTTATGCGGACAGTCCATGCATGGATTGTCCGTGCGGCAACCTGAACGGGGACTGCATGATTAGAAAAGATAGCCCTAACAGATGGTGTATCCAGGATAATCAAAACGATCAGGATGAGATCAAACGAACAATGGTGTGACAAGAAGCTTAAAGCAGATGCTCCTGAGAGATAAGCTCCTCTCAGGAGTTAAAAATATGTCTATGGAGGACAATATGGGAAGGATGAGAGATAATGAATTCAGTTTCAGAAGAATCAAGAAAATGCGTAGAAAAACACATGGAAAAATTAAAGGGAGGATATAAAGGAGTATGTCCTGTGTGTGGAAAAACAATTTGGATTTGCAAGAGTATCCGCATGGAGATGGGGGCTAATACTGGCAGTGGTATATGCCCAGGGTGCAAAAAACTTTTGCATATGACATTTAACGAAGAACGGAAGGAAATGAATCTGGAAAGATTTAAAGACTACCAGAAGAGACACGGCAAGGAGTGTGAGGCGAATGCTAAGACCGACGGTAAAGGCAGCGGAATTTGAAAAATACGGTTTTAAACGGTGTAAAGGTATATATAAGGATTGTTTTTATCTTTGTGTAGCACGTGGCAGTAAGATGCTATTCGTAAGTGATGTCTGTTTCGATGTTTTCGAATGGGATGATGTAGATCCTCGCATACATAAAAATGCAAACCACAACAAAGATAAACGTGACTGGATGGACATCATCTATGATTTGATTAAAGCAAATTTACTGGAAAGCGAATTTAAAAGTTTTGCAGGTTTAAAGGAGTAGCGATGGAAAATATATTTGGAAAAGCCTTGCTGGAAGCGAGAGAGATGACAGGAACTTCAAGAGAAGATTTATCAGCGAGAACGAGAATGTGCGTTGATACAATAAAAAAATATGAATCAGAGGATGCAAATCCATCGCTGAAAAAGATATTTCGAATAGCAGATGCACTTGGATGTGGATTCGGATGGGACAAGAACTCATTTTTCTTTTATCCCTGGTTGAAAACAAAAGACAGAGCAGATACATTTGCTGAGGAACTGAAGAAAGTAAGGGAAGACAAAGGTTATTCACAAAGAGCGTTAGCAGAAAAGTCAGGGATAAAAGTAGCGACAATTACAGGGTATGAAACCGGAAAGACATGTCCGTCATTAAAAAGCATGATAAAAATAGCACAGACATTAAATTGTACGTTTGGCTGGGATAGAAGCAGTATCTGGTTTTCTAAGATCAAAAAGAAGAAAACAAAAAAGCCTGTCGAACCAAATTATTATTCTTTCGATTTTTATTAATTGAACGTGTCAGAATCTGACACAGGAAGGAGGCTGCCGTGACAGAAAAAGAAAATCTTGAAAGATGCCGGTGTGTTGATGCTCTGATTCGAGATATCAGGGAGAGGATAAGCAAAACGGAGCGAGACATTGAAGAATTATCTAGCAGGACCGTTGTAGATACCGTTCGCGGGGGAGACGGCGGCACACAATTGTTTAAAGTTGAAGGGCTTCCTCAATCTGTGATTGAAAAAAAGAGAATATTGCTCGAAGCAAGGGTTAATAAGTTGGGCAGGACATTATCAGAAAAGGAAAAGGCGATAAACAGAGCATATATATTTCTTGATACAGTGAAACCGGCAGAGCTTCGATTAATGTTGCAATTTTATTATATTGATGGAATGTCGTGGAGCAGAGTAGCCAGGAAGATGGAAAAAGAAACGGGAAAAGAATTTTCAAAGGCTGGGTGCCAGATCAGGTGCATGAGATTCTTTGAAAAGCTAAAAGGAGAAGAAAAATGATATTTGCAGGAATTTTACTTGTAGTGTTAACGGTCGTGATTGGGGTTGTATGCGTATCAGTAATTTTATCAAATAGACAAGTGTCAGAGTCTGACACAGAAAGTCAGGTGAAAGATGAACGCAGTAGAACCAATAAGAGACCGGGAGAAAGTACAGGATATAGCAGACTACCTAAAAAGTAAGAATGAAAGAGATTACGTGCTCTGGATGTTTGGAATCTATACAGCATTAAGGGTTTCAGATATTTTAAAAATGAGAGTCCGGGACGTAAAGAATAAAGATTATATTATCATGCGTGAGCAGAAAACAAATAATGAAAGAAAGTTTGTGATTAATAAGAAGCTACGAAAGGCAATAGATCATTACATAAAGGACAAGCCGGATTATGAGCTTTTATTTAAATCCAGGCAGGGACAGGAGAAGGCAATCAGTAGACAGCAGGCTTACAACATAATAAAAGAGGCTGCTGCACATTTTGGAATCTATAATGTAGGAACACATACGATGCGAAAGACATTTGGGTATCATATGTATATGAAGACAAAAGACGGGATGCTCCTTATGAAGATATTCGGGCATTCCGATGTGCATATTACATTGAGGTACGTAGGAGTTGAGCAGGATACAATTAATAAGGCAATGGCTACTTTTAATTTGGCCTATTAGTTTGACATAACGAGACTATGTAAAACTCAATGGTTAAAAATTAAAAACTATATATAAGAAGAAACAGATGCACACAATAGTTTACAAAATATTAGATATGTCAAAGTGAAAGGGAGAAAACGATGATTTATGTAGATACAAAAAATATGGTGAAATATGATACTGATAAGATGGAATTGGTTTCTGACAAAGTGAAGTACACCTGCAAAAATATTTTTGGATTGACTGTATTTCGGTCAGGGGAATTGTACAAAAGTAAAAAAGGAAATTGGTTAGGTGTGGTACAGGAGGACTCAGTAAAAGAGATTGGAACAGTCGATGAAGAAACTGTGAAAAAAATGCTGATGAAGTATGACGTTGATAAGTATGAGGAGATATTTGGAAAGCTAGAAGAAGCGTAAAAAAAATAAAAAAATTAATAAATGTTGACCAATGTTGTTTTTAGATGTGCTATCTTTATAACGAGCAAAAGCTCAGATACCCCATTACAACCCCAAGATGGGATGTTGACAAAACCTTCTCCAGTATACAGGCAATCGGTGATCCGGTTGCCTAATTTTTATGCAGACTGTTGAAATGGTATCATACCGGTCTCCTTAGCCGGTGTTTCAGGTTCGATTCCTGAGTCTGCTATTTCGGAAGGAGGGGAAGTTATGCTTATGTCATGCAGCTATTGTGGAAGGATACATGATAGTACTTATGTATGTATTGAGAAAGAGAAAGCAATGAGCAAAAGAAAGACAAAGCTACACACAGACTCAAATAAGTTTAGAGGGAGACATGCTTGGCGAAAGAAGAGAAAAGAAATCAGGGAAAGAGATTGTGTGTGTCAGATTTGTGTCAGAGGATTATATGATCCTGTGAGGAAGTATGAGACAGAGGATTTATCTGTACATCATATTGTGCCGCTTGTTGAGGACTATTGCAAGAGGCTTGACAATGAAAACCTGATTACGTTATGTGCTAGGCATCATGAAATGGCTGAAAACGGAAAAATCCCCAGAGATTTGTTGAAAAAAATTGCAATTGAGAGGGAGAAGGGTCCCCCGGGGACAACAATGTAAAAAAATGGGAGCACGCCACCACCGACGCCCCACCTTTCTCTTTAAAAAATTCCCACATCAGCTTTTGAAAGGAGGGAGAATATGCCAACACCACCAAAACCAGCAAAATTGATTGCGATTGAAGGCAAATCGCATCGGACAAAAAAAGAGCTTCGGGAGAGAGAAAAGGCAGAGGCAGCTCTCCTTACAGGGAAGACTCTGAAAGAAACGGAAGAGGTAAAAAATAATAAGATTGCTCATAAGGAATTTTTGAGAATCAGAAAACTGCTGCAGAGAATTGAGAAGAACGATGACCTGTATGGTAGCACAATAAACAGATATTGCTTATTACTTGCAGAATGTACAGAGTTTGAAGAAAAGCGGGAGACGATTTTTTCAAGACAGAAAGAGCTAGAAGAGCGAAAAGATGATATGGAATTTTCGGAGTACATAAATCTGCAAAATGACTTAGTTAAGTCTATGCTGGCACTTGATAAGCAGGTACAGTCAAAAAGAAAAATGCTTCTTGACATTGAAAAAGAGAATGTGATGACGATAGCCGCATCTTTGCGAAGCATACCGAAGAAAACAGAAAAGAAAAATCCTTTACGGGAAGCTTTAAGTGGTTAAGGATGGAAAAGCGTATGCATATGCAAAGTGGTGTGTCTCTGAACAAAAAAATTATGTTGGGAAGTATGTAAAGAAGCAGGCTGCACTCTGGTTAGAGATTGCAGATGGGGATAATTCGGAAGCCTATGTGGATGAGCGGCAGTATAGTAAGATTTGTAAGTTATTAAAACTCATGAATCATCCAGACCTTAGAAAAAATCTTTATGAGACCATAGAAGACTATGCATGGTTGTTGATAACTGCCGCACTCTGTACGATGTGGAGGGAAGATGCAGAAGTTTATGCAGATAATGGAGTAGACCCTGCATACCAAAAAATAAGATATTATGAAACGGTAGTGTTAGAGATTTCAAGAAAAAATCATAAGACTTTTTATTGTGCGGTGATATTGATTCTTTTAATGCTGATTGATGTTGAGTTTGGGCGTTACTTTTCAGTTGCACCCACATTAGCACAGTCTTCAGAGGTAAAGCTGGCAGTTCGTAAGATATTAAAAAGCAGTCCAGCACTTATGGATGAAGATGACCCGGCATTTAAGATTCTTCGCTCTGATGTTACTTGTTATCTGAATGATAGTACGTTCACGCCACTTGCATATTCTCAAGATAATCTGGATTCCAGACTGGCAAATGCGTTTGTGGCAGATGAAGCAGGTGGAATGGATTCTTACCCGCTCGAAGCAATGCGCTCATCACAGATTGAGATACCAAATAAACTTGGTATGGTAATCAGTACTCAATACCCAAACGAGGATAATGTTTTTATTGATGAGATTGACATCAGCAAGAAGATGCTGGATGGAATTGACGCTATCGTAGAGGAACTTGGTAAGTATTTTGCATTGCTTTATGAACCAGATGAAGAACTGCAGCAAGGGGAAATATGGCAGAGTGATGATAAATGTATTTATCAGTCAAACCCCGTTGCAGTGGAAAAGAAAGCGGTGTTTAAGAACCTTGTGCAGCGCAGATCAGCGGCAATACTGTATGAGAACAAACGGGAAAATTATCTGTGTAAGCACAATAATATCCGTTATCAGAGTTTAGGTGTTGAGGGTTATCTGGATATTCAGAAGGTAAAACTATGCCGGATAGAGAATGATAAAGAATTCTGGCATGGAAAGAGAGTCTGGTTAGGGTTGGATTTGTCAGAATCTGATGACAATACAGCACTTGCGATGGTTACGGAGCTGGATGGAATTGTTTATGCAAAGATATTTGGATTTATCCCAGGAGAACGAGTTGCCATAAAAAGTAAAAAAGAACATATAAATTATGATTCGCTAATACAAAGAGGAGATTGCTTCAAATGTGGAAAAGAGGTTATTGACTATATTTTCGTAAAGAGAAAAATAGAAGAACTGGAAGAGGAGTATGGAGTTGAAATCCAACAGATTGGCTATGACCCGTGGAATGCAATCGCAACAATCCAGGGATTAGAAGAAGATGGATATGAATGTGTAAAAATTAAGCAGCATAGTTCTGTACTTCATATGCCAACGAAGTGGTTAAAAGAAATCATTTTGCAGCAGGAATTTCAATATATGGATAATCGTATGTTGGAAATAAATTTTCAGAATGCGAGATGCACAGAAGATACAAACAAAAATAAGTATGTTAACAAGAAAAAATCAGCTGGAAAAGTGGATATGGTTGTCGCATTAATCAATGCGATGTATTTATTACAGCAGTATATTCTTTACGGACAGGATGATTTTGTTGTTCAGACAGCATAAAAGGAGTGAGTACAAGGGCTTTTTTTAAGAAAAAGGTGAGAGCAGAGCCGGAACAGGAACAAGGAGGTGAGTTTAACGAAGAAAGTTTAGACCCGATTCTAAGGTCTTGTTTGATGGATACAAATATGACAAGAGAAAAAGCAATCCAGATCCCTGCAGTAACTGGGGTAATTGATGAGATTGCAAAGACAGTAGCAAATATACCAATCAAGCTCTATAAAAAAGAAAATGGAAAGATTATAGAATTGGAAGGAGACAGACGAGTATTCCTTCTTAACGAGGAGACTGGAGATACACTCGATGCAGTTCAGATGAAGCAGGCTATTGTGAGAGATTATTATCTGTCACATGGTGGATTTATCTATGTGGATTGGAATGGACTGGAAGTGGAATCTTTGAGGTATGTTGAAAGTAAGGAGATTTCCATTGCACAAAACTCAGACGTGATATTTAAGGACTATGTGATACTGGTACAGGGGAAAAGTTATTTCCCATCACAGTTTGTCAGAGTATTAAGAAATACAACAGATGGAATGCGTGGAAACAGTATTGTTAAGGAGAATGATAAACTTCTTTCGGTCTTATATAACTCACTTATCTTTGAAGAGGTATTAGTTAAAACAGGTGGGAACAAAAAGGGTTTTGTAAAGTCAACTAAAAAATTAACGCAGGAAGCAATCAACAGATTGAAACAGGCATGGAGAAAATTATATCAGAATAATACAGAGAATGTTGTGATTCTGAATGATGGATTAGACTTTCAGGAGGCTTCCAATACCTCAGTAGAGATGCAGTTAAATGAAAATAAAAAAACAAATACACAGGAAGTGAAACACTTGTTAGGAGTTCCGGATGACCTTGCAACAGAGCAGGGGGATAAGACTTACATAAAATACTCAATCAATACATTTATGGGTGAATTTATGACAGCCCTAAACCGAGCATTACTTCTTGAATCAGAAAAAAATGAGTGTTTTTTTGCACCGGATATGTACGAGCTTACAAAGGGCGATGAAGACAAACGCTATGCTGCATATAAAACAGCAGCGGAAACCGGATGGCTTCAGATTGATGAAATACGGGCAAAAGAAAATATGGAACCACTTGGAATAGACATGGTGAAACTTGGATTGCAGGATGTTTTATATGATCCAAAAACCAAAAAGGTTTATATTCCAAATATGAACCAGCAGTTTGAATTAGGAAAGGGGCAGACAGAAGGTCAAGAATAGAAATCAGAGGCACTCCCGAAGGGGAGAAGGTAATCATTGATGGCTATGTAAATGTTACAGGACGGAACAGCAGACCGATACCGGATGGAAAAGGTGGGTATTTTATCGAAAAAATCCGGGCAGGTACATTCGAAAGAGCATTACAAAAGGCAAAGAAAGTAAGCGTTCTGTTGAATCATGACTGGAATAAAAATCTTGGAGATACAGACAGTAATCTCACTCTGAAGGAGGACTGTATTGGACTTCGGGCACACATGGAAACCAGTGACCCTGAGATTGTAAAAAAGGCAAAGGAACAGAAATTAAGGGGCTGGTCTTTCCGGTTCTTTACCCTTACGGAAGTACGGGCTGATAAAGAAAACGGTATCCCAGTACGGGAGATAACAGATATGCAGATGGATGAAGTATCATTGATTGATGAGAGAATGAGACCGTGGTATCCATCGACAACAGTGGAAGCTCGTGCCGGTGAAGATGGAGAGGTGACATATGAAATACGTGCAGAAGAAATGGAGCCGGAATATGTTACGGAAACAACAAAAAAGAAGGAAAAACCAGACCATAGCAAGTTGAAAGAAATGATTGAAAAATATGGAGGGAATGTCTAAGGAAAGGTAATATCAAGAAATTAAAAGAACAGAGAGCCGCAAAGATTAAAGAACTGGAAAAGATTTATGCTGCAGTTACAAAAGAGGGCGAAGAAAGAGCTGTTACAGAAGAAGAACAGGCAAATATTGATGGTATTCAGAAAGAGATTAATAGCATTGATAGAACAATCGCATTTTTAGAAAAAATGAAAGAAGAAATGGTAAATCAGAATGACCCAGATGACCCAGGAGCTGGACCAGATGGGGAGACAAGGGCACAGCAGGAAGAACAGGTTTTTGCTGATTATATCAGAGGAAAAGTGTCAGGGGAACTGAGGGCGGATGTGAATATGACCTTTGGTGATAATGGTGCAGTTATTCCAAAATCAATCGTAAAAAAGATTATTACGAAAGTGTATGATATCTGTCCTATTTTAGAGAAAGCAACAAGATACAACGTAAAGGGACAGATTGCTATCCCATGCTATCCGGCAGATGCAAATGATAATGAGGTGGCATACGCAAATGAATTTGAAGAACTTGCTGCAAAGTCAGGAAAATTTGATTCTATCACTCTCTCTGGCTTCTTGGCCGGTACGTTAGCGAAAATCTCACAATCTTTAATCAATAACAGCGAGTTTGATATTGTATCATTTGTTATTAATCATATTGCAGAAAAGGTTGCACTCTGGATTGAGAAAGAACTTCTGCTTGGAACATCTGGAAAGATTGAAGGACTATCAAAAATCGAGACAGGCATAACAACAGAATCAGCTACAGAAATCACAACAGATGAACTGATTGAACTTCAGGGAAGCATAAAGGATGTTCTGCAGAAAAATGCAATCTGGATCATGTCACAGAAAACAAGAACTGCTCTAAGAAAACTGAAAGATAAAAACGGAAGATATTTATTACAGGATGATATCACAGCACCATTTGGAAATACTTTACTTGGAAAACCGATTTATGTGTCTGATAATATGCCGGATATCGCAGCAGGAAAAAAAGCAATTTACTATGGGGACTTTTCTGGACTTGCAGTGAAGTTTGCAGAAGAGATGCAGTTACAGGTCCTTAGAGAAAAATATGCAACACAGCACGCAGTAGGAATTGTTGGATGGATGGAACTGGATTCTAAGATTGAAGACAAGCAGAAAATGAAAGCACTCGTGATGAAAACAGCATAGGTGAGAGCGTATGAGAGTAAGTGAAATTGGTGATCAGGATATTTGTACTCATATCAGAGAAGAATGGGAAAACCTCGATGATAATGACATGAAATCTCTCAATATTATGAAATCCGCAGCAATAAATTATTGCTGTGGATTTACGGGATTGACAGAAAAGGAATTGGATAAGTATGAGGATATCACAATCGCAATTTTATCACTGATTGCAGATATGTGGAATAACCGGGATGCAGTAGGAAATCTGAAAAATATAAATCCGACTGTAGATACTATCTTGTCTATGCACTGCATTAATCTACTACCAGAAGCGGAGAACTGATATGGATTCAGGAGCATATAAGAATCGGATTATAATACAGAAACTTGTTCTTTCTCAGGACGGAGTGGGCAATGAGGAAGAAAAGTGGATAAATTATAAAAAAACTTATGCCTATGTGAACAACTTGTCTGGCTCGGAATACTGGGAAGCAGCAGCCGTTCATCAGGAAAATGCCGTAGAATTTATATTTCGTTATAATCGTTTGTTTGAAAAGATGAATACGGCTGAATACAGACTGATATTCCGAAAAAGAATCTATGATATAAAGTTTATAGATAATATACAGTTTCAAAATAAGACAATAAAAATAAGGGCGGTGGAAAAAGATGGGAAAGAGTATAGACGCAAGTGACCTGGTGAAAGAAGTTATGAACGAGTTGAAGACATATGAAAAGTTATCTGTAACGGAACTTGAAAAGATTGCAAAAAAAGTAGCTCAGGAAGGCAGAAAAAAACTCATAGAGTCTTCTCCAAGAGGAAAAGGCAGTAGAAAAGGACATTATGCAGATGGCTGGACTGTGTCAGCAGTAAAGAAAGGAACAGATAAGTTCGAGTTTGTTGTTCATAATAAAAAGAAGCCGGGATTGACCCATTTGCTTGAAAACGGGCATGTGTTAAGACAGGGTGGAAGAGCAGAAGCGATTGTTCATATACAGCCAGTGGAAGAGTGGTGCAATGAAGAATTTGAGAGGAGAGTAAAGGAGCGTTTAGAAAGATTATGACGTTAGAAGAACTTTATCAAGGATTGAAAAGCATCGTTCCGAATGTGTCATATTATTCTTTTGCAAAACCAGTTTCTTATCCAGCAATTGCATATTTTGTACCAGATACAAGTAATTTTTCTGCAGATGGAATCGCATATTTACAGGTAAAAAATGTGAATATTGAGTTATATACAGAGAAAAAAGACTTAGAAATTGAGCAAAAAATAGCAGATTTTTTAATAAAAAATGGGCTTTTTTTTGAACAGGAAGAAGACTATATAAATTCAGAAAAACTGATAAGAAATACCTATTTCGTTTCTATATAAGGAGGAATTTTTAAGGGGAAATAAAGTAAAATTCAATATTAAAAATGTTCATTATGCAGCAAAAACAGAAAGTGGATATGATACACCAGTAGCATTGCCAGGAGCAGTAAGTATTTCATTAGAACAGCAGGGAGAACTTTCTTATTTTTATGCGGATGGCGTGAAATATTATACAGGTTCTTCAAACAGCGGCTATCAGGGGGATCTTGAAACAGCACTGATTGATGATGAGTTCAGAAAAACTATTTTGAAAGAAGTAGCGGATAAAAACAAAGTGCTCTTTGAAAATTCTGACGTAGAGATTCAGGAGTTTGCATTAGGATTTCAGATTGATGGAGATAAAATTCCTACACTATTCTGGTTTTATAACTGTGTAGCAACGAGACCGAATGTAGAATCAAAGACAAATGAGGATAAAAAAGAGCCATCTACGGATAAAGTCAATATTTCGGCATCTCCAGGGAAAGATGGAACTATCAGGGCAAAAACGACAGAGGAGTCATATGAAGCAGTAAAGAGCAATTGGTTCAAGAAAGTATATGAGAAAGATGGAACGACAAATCAGGCTCAGGTAACGGGAGGAAAAGCAGTAAATGGTTAAGAATATAGATATAAGTGGGGTAAGCTGCCGGTTTAAAAGTTCAGCGGCAATCCCAAGAATGTACAGGCTGAAATTTGGCAGGGATATTTTTGTTGACATGAACAGGCTTGTGAAGCAGGTAAAAGCAAATGAAAATAATAAAGAAGAAGGCAGCAATTTACCAATAGATTCTTTAGAGATGTTTGAGAATATTGCGTTTCTGATGCATAAACACGGAGATCCAAGCCAGCCATCTGATATTGAAGAATGGTTAGAACAGTTTGCTATGCTTGATATCTATAAAATCCTGCCTGAGATTGTAGAAATGTGGAATGTTGAGAACGAACAGACCTCTACAGGCAAAAAAAAACCAGAGAGATAGACAGAGAGATGAATACCGCATTGTTCATGCTTAGGTGTGTGCAGTGCGGTATTTCTTTATCTGATTTAGATTTATTAAGCATAGGCATGGTAAATGATATGTTTACAGAATTGAGAAACGATGATTATGAATATCCATACATAGCAACGCAGGAAGATATAGATGCTCTGTAAGGTGTCAGAATCTGACACGGGAAGGAGGACAACCAGAGGAGTAATCGAATAAGAGGAATCACGATAAAACTCGATGGTGATTCTACCGGATTAAAAAAGGCATTAGATGGAATAGAAACCTCTGTCACAAAGACAAGCAGGACATTAAAGGATGTAAATAATCTTTTAAAACTGGATCCTACAAATACGCAGCTGCTCGCACAAAAACAGCAGCTTTTACAGAAAGAAATCTCTGATACAAAAAATAAGCTGGATATTTTGAAAGAAGCAGATAAACAGGCAAAAGCACAATTAGAAGCGGGAGACCTCGGAAAAGATAAATACGATGCACTTCAGAGGGAAATTGTAGAGACAGAGAGTAAGCTGGAAGATTTAAAAAAAGAAGCGGGTTCCGGTAGTGCGAAACTGGCAGAGGTAGGAGAAAAGTTTACTGGAGCAGGAGAAAAAGCAAAAAGTGCAGGACAGGCAATGATGCCAGTTTCGGCAGCAGTCACAGGAATTGGAGTGGCAGGTATTAAAGTCGCATCGGATTTTGAAAAAGGAATGTCTGATGTAAAGGCAATCACTGGAGCAACGGGAAAAGATTTTGAAAAGCTGCGAAATAAAGCAATCGAACTTGGAGCAGATACGTCATTTTCATCAAAAGAAGTTGCTGGAGCTATGACAGAGATGGCGAAAGCAGGCTGGTCTACAAAACAGATCATCTCCGGCATGGGCGGCGTACTTGATGCGACAGCAGCGTCTGGCGAAAATCTTGGGACTGTTGCGACAATCACAGCAGATGCAATCACAGGGTTTGGATTGAAAGCAAAAGATTCCAGCAGGGTAGCTGATCTGATGACACAGGCCGCAAATGCTGGAACGATTGGAGTTAGTGACCTTGGAGAATCTTATAAGTACATTTCACCGATTGCACAGTCTATGGGGCTTTCTATTGAAGATACCACTACAGCAATATCAGCGATGTCGCTGGCAGGAATTAAAGGTTCTCAGGCCGGAACGTCTCTTAGGACTTGCTTGGCAAACTTGGTGAAACCGTCTAAAACGGTGCAGGCAGCGATAGATGAATTAGGAATAAATATCACGAACAGCGATGGTTCTTTTAAATCTTTAAATGATATTGTAGGAGTAATGAGAAAAAGCTTTTCTGGGCTTACAGATTCGGAAAAAGCACATTATGCAACAATTCTTGGTGGAAAAGAAGGTATGTCGGGCCTGCTTGCTCTGCTTAACTTATCGGAGAAGGAATATAATGCATTATCAGATTCGATGAATAATAGTAACGGAGTTGCAAAAGAAACAGCGAGTGTCATGCAGGACAACCTGCAGAGCAAGCTTGAGCAGCTTGGTGGGGCATTAGAATCATTAGCGATTAAAATGTCCGATTATGTGATTCCTTTTCTGACATCTCTTGCAAAGAAGATAACATCTATGATTGATGCCTTCACAAATGCCAGTCCAGTTGTCCAAAAGATTATTCTTATCATAGGAGGATTGATTGCAGTACTTGGCCCATTACTGACAACAATAGGAAATGTCATGATTATGATTGGGACAATATCCAAGCTGATGTCGGCAAGCTTCCTTCCTCCATTGATGCCAATAGCAGGAATTATCGTTGGAATAATAGCTGCGATTACAGCGATTATTTTAATCGTAAAGAACTGGGGGAAAATCACACAATGGTTCGGAAAACTGTGGGAGACAGTTTCTAATGGATGCAAGAATATATGGCAGGGAATTGTTACTTTTTTTACGGATACAATTCCAGGAGCGTTTGAGTCATTTAAAAACTTTTTTGCAGGCATTCCGGCATGGTGGTCTGGTATCTGGCAGACAGTTTCTAATTTTTTCTCAAGTACTTGGAATGGGATTTTAAATAACGAAACTGTGCAGAGTGTTGTTTCTACAATTACCGGATTGTGGGAGGGTGCAAAAAATACCTTAAAAACAATCTGGAATGGTATCTCTACAATAGCTTCATCAGCGTGGGAGATTATAAAAAATGCGGTACTTGGTCCAGTGTTATTGCTCATTGACCTTGTAACAGGAGATTTCACAAATTTATCTAACGATGCTAAAAAGATTTGGAACAATATCAAAACAAATGCTACCCAGATATGGACAACTCTTTCAACAGAAATCACAGGTATTGTAACAGGATTAAAAAACAGTATACAACAGATTTGGACAAACATTAAACAGACAGTAGTTACGAAGGCTACGGAATTAAAAAAAGGTGCTCAGGCGGTCATTTCAGGATTACCACAGGCATTGTCGAATGTCTGGAATAGCATTAAAAATACAGCTTCTTCTATATGGAACAATATAAAAAGTTTGATAACGGGAAGTGTGAAGAATATAAAAAGCGATGCAATCAACGGCTTTAAAAATATGGTGAGTGGAATTAAAAATATAATGTCAAAAGTTACATATACGGTCAAAAATGGCTTTCAGGGAGCCGTTACATTTCTGAAGAATCTTCCATCAAATGCTCTGAAATGGGGAGAAGATTTTATAAAAGGTTTAGAGCAAGGAATCAAGAATGAAATCAATAATATCATAGATGCAGTGCAGGGATTAGCAGATGATATCAGAAGTTACCTTCATTTCTCGCGGCCAGACAGAGGCCCATTGCGTGATTATGAAAACTGGATGCCTGACTTTATAAAAGGAATGGCAAGTGGTATTGATAAGACTTTACCGGTATTAAATCGTTCTGTTTTAAGTACGGCACAGAATCTTGACTTGTCTGGGATGAAAACTCCTGTAGTGGCCAGTACAGCAGGCGATATGGAACTTTCTTTAGAAGCGTTCTGTAAAAATCTTTCCGATAGATTTCAGGGTGCACTAAGCGGAATAAATAGTGAAGTATCAGCACCAGAAATTTGTGTTTATATTGGAAATGAGAAATTTAGAGACTATATTGTAAAGACATCTGAAAAAGGAATTGGTACAAAACAGCAGTCTATTGATAAGATGAGAGGCAACTGATTATGTGGGGATATGATATAGAATACAACGGGAAAAAGACGGCAGATTATGATATGTATGTTATGCAGCGTCCTAATATTCCCTCACCAGAACTGAATGCTCAGGAAATTGAAGTACCAGGAAAAGGAAGTGTCTATATTAGAGATGGAACAGTTTCTGATATAGACATTCAAGTAGATATTAACTTTTCTGTTTCTTCAGATATGTGGTTTTCAAAATGGAGAGAAGCTAAAAAGTGGTTGCTTCATTTTGAAAGTGTCGGAAAGTTGAAATTTACAGATGATGCTCAGTTTTTTTATAAGGTGAAAAAGGTAACCCTTGATACTGCAGAGAGAGAAGCATATAAAATAGGAAAATTTACAGTGACATTTACATGTGAAGGATATATGTATCTTGAATCTGGAAGTAAGGAGTATAGCATATCATCTGTTCTGAAGAATGATTATGAAGAATGTCACCCTACTTTCATTTTGACTGGGAGCAGCAATACCACTATTACTGTAAACGGTAAAAAATTTATAGTAAATGTAGGACAGAACTGCATAATTGATTCAGACAGGATGATTACATACAGGCAGGATGGTGAATTAATGAACACATATGTCACGGGTGACTATGAAGACTTATATTTGAAACCAGGAACAAATACAATCTCAACATCCGGAGCAAGTGTAAAGGTTATACCAAATTGGAGGTGCTTGTAATTGATACAAATCTATGAAAAGAATACTGTAAAACCGGAGGAAAACGGTGTAATGCCCCTTTTTCCAAAAAACTGCACGCTTCAGGCGGCATTGAACGGTGCCTGGACCTTAACGCTAGAACATTCATTAGATCAGAAAGAACGGTGGAAGTATATAGAAGAAGAAAGTATAGTTTCTGTTCCTACTTTCATGGGGAAAAGACAATTATTTCGTATAGATAAAATAGAAAAAAATAATTATGGGGTATCTGCTATAGGATATCCTATTTTTTATGATGCTGCAAAAGAAGTATTTTTATTGGATACTCGTCCAACCGATAAAAACGGTCAGGAAGCCCTTGATTTAATGCTGAAAGGTTCAAAATATTCTGGAAAATCAGATATTACGGCAGCTTCTACCGCCTATTTTGAACGTAGAAATATGCTTGATGCAATCAATGGAACGGATTCCCCAACTTTTCTTGAAAGATGGGGCGGAGAAGTCCTTTACGATAATTATACAGTTATCATAAACAAGCGAGCTGGCGGAGAATATGGGGTAGAAGTCCGCTATGGGAAAAATATGAGCGGATTAACCTATACGGTTGATATGTCGAATATAATGACGAGGATTGTGCCAGTTGCTTATAACGGAAGAATGATAAGTGGTTCGTCTCCGTGGGTAGATTCTTCAAATATCAATAAGTATGCAACGGTGTACATAAAAGAAGTGAAGTTTGAAGATGTTAAGTTGATTGATGATCTAGAAAGTACAGAGGATACAGAAGAAAATATTATCATTTGCAAGAATCAAACGGAATTAGAGACTGCATTAAAAAATAAATGTAAGGAAGAATATCAGAACGGTGCTGATCTGCCAGTAGTGTCACTTGAAGTGGACATGGTACAGCTATCAAAAACAGACGAATATGCAGATGTTAAGATGCTGGAGCAGGTATCCTTAGGGGATACAGTCCGATGTCGTCATAAAAAATTGGATATCACAACAGATGCACGTGTAGTAGAAATCAAGTGGGATTGTATCAAAAATACAGTTTCTTCAGTGAAATTAGGAGATACTACACAGACGTATTTTGAAAAGGTGTCCTCAGCAGTTGATGCAATTAATAGCATTGTAAACAAACAATCAAAAACTGTCATGGCAGAAAAGATAAAAGGTGTACTTAATGCAATCAATACACAGTTAAGATATCAGAAAAATGTAGCACAGAAACAGGATGTAAGAGCAATTTTGTTTGAGGATACAGATAAAGAAAGTTCTACATACGGTGCAATGTGCTTGGGCACACAAGGCTTTCAGATTGCAAATACAAGAACCCAGGACGGAAGAGACTGGGATTGGAAGACAGCATTTACGGCTGAAGGCGGATATGCAGATACGCTTATATTAGGAATTCTTAGCGATAGGACAGGAAAAAACTTCTGGAATTTAAACACTGGAGAATTTCAGTTGGCCTCATCAGTATCAGTTGATGGCAAAGGAACTCTTAAAACATTAGCAGAAGATTCCTTAACGCAGGAACAGATATTTAATTTATTGACAAATAAGGGAGCGGTTAAGGGAATTTATAAGATAGGAAACGAACTTTATATAAATATGAGCTATATAAAAGCGGGGACAATGGCGCTGGGCGGTTCGCAAAATGATAAAGGTGTATTAGAAATTTATGATGAAAACGATAAATTGAAAGCAGTCATGAATAAGGAGGGCATACAGCACTACGATGCAGGCGAAACAGTACCATATCATTATAGAACGGAGCATTGTGAGCTACATTTAAAATACAGAGATTTCGCAGGGGGAGGCAAAGAAGTCTGTACTGCGACCGTGGAATTTATGTTCGCTGAAACTACATTATCAACAGAATTCTTAAATTACTGGATGAAATACGGCTCTAGTGCAATGAAGATAACAGCAAGTATAAAAAAAATTGATTCTCCAGGAGCACCAAGCTCAAGCGGAATCTATGCGCTTGGAACATTTGGGGTTGGAGACATCGAATTATATTTTGATGATATCAGAACTCCTTGCATAAAGGTAAATGTGGAGTGCTCATATATCAATTATGGATTCAATAATCTTTCTCCGCGTTATATCGCACCAAATCAACTTTATCTTGACGTAGATATTGTGTATTGAAAGAAGGTGAAAAAGTGAATAGTAATATTGTTTTTGCGGTTTTTGCTGGAAACAATACATCAGTCATAGCTAGCCATGCCTGGCAATACGATTATGGGCAGATACTGAGGATACAGGGCTTACATTTACCTGCTGCAGTTGAGGTACATTTTGCTATCGAGGACGAAGAAACATCGACAACCCGGGTGGGAGTTACAACAAATGATATTACAGACGTTGTTATACCGGATAACTGCCTTGAGAATGCAGATACGATAGAAAGTTATAACCTGTACGCTTACATTTATTTAACAACAGATCAGGCAGGAGGGACAGGGTATAAAATTACAATCCCTGTTAAAACCCGTGCAAAACCGGAAATTTTTGATGGTCCAGAAGAGCAAGAACTTTTCAAAGAAGCAATCAAGGCGGTAAATAATTCGGCAAATAGTGCTACACAATCGGAAAAGGTCGCTGAAGCTTGGGCACATGGACATAAAGATTATCCTGATCAGGACAAAGACAATGCAGCATATTATGCAACACAAGCAAAAAATGCTGCTGCAAGCGTATCGGGCCGGGTTTCGGAAAGTAAGAAAGAAATTGATAACTATGTAAAAGAAAAAGAAGAGGCGTTAAAAGGCGAGACAGGAAATGTTTATTTCGCAGCGTTTAAGGTTGTAAATGGGAGGCTGATTATGTGTTCAGACCCAAATGTGGATAAGGTTTGCTTTCATAGAGAAGGTAGCCGATTAAAATACAGATTAGCCTTGTGAAAAAGGAGTGAGAAAAGATGTCAAGTACGGAAAACAACTATGTTAATACCGATTTGGGAAATGTCGCCTTAAATTCATGCGGAGAATATAATGCAGATTCTTCGTATGAATATCTTGATACGGTAAATTATGAGGGTGGGTCATATTTTTGTAAAGTAGAATTCCCTAAAAAAATTTCCGGAATCGCACCAAAAGCGGGAGTAAGTACAGAATTTTGGCAACTATTAACCATACCGGGAGACGCAACTTCAGAATATATTAAATTGCATGATGAAGTGGTTAATAAAGCGAAAAAGGTTGAAACGAGCCGGGCGGCGGTAGAATTGTCACAGACAGAAGTTGAAGCCGCACAGGCAGATGTGAGCCAGATGCGGCAGGATACGCAAGAAGCAGCAGAAGAAGCAGCATCTAGCCGAGATAGTGCGGCGGGCTATGCTCAGTCGGCCGAAACAAGCAGAACGGCGGCTAAGGAGTCTGAGGATAATATTAATGCACAAGTGACAGAATTTGACACACATGTTGCAGAGAAAACGTCTGCGGCAGAAACAGCGATTACAGAAGCAAGGCGGGCGGCAGTTAATGCCGTATCTACAAAACAGGATGATGCCACGCAGGCTGTGACAGATGAAGGCGATAAGCAGATAAAAAATGTAGAGGACGCCGGAACAGAGCAGATTGGCAAGGCCAAAAGTGCAGGGGCAAGTGCAGTGAGTGCGGCAGGTGCCGCTGGAGTGTCAGCGGTTAATGCAGTCAAAGCACAGCAAACTGCATCCATTAAAGCAGTCGCGGACGAGGGAACGCAACAGGTGACGGCTGTCAATACTGCAGGAAGTACACAGGTATCTACAATAGAGACTAAAGGTGCAGATCAGGTTAAAGCAATACAAGAAGCTAGTGAAAATGCTTTGCAAAACATCAGTAATGGTGTAGATAAGGGTTTATCAGAAGAAGGTAAAGCTGCAGATGCAAAGGCGACAGGAGAGGCGATAAGTAATCTAACGGAAGATACTACTGCGCTGCAGAAGCGCCAGAATGTGCTTGTTGGAAGCGAGACAGGCAACCCGGTAAGCTGTGATGACGCATATTCTGCCCCACTGTGCGGCCTGACTGTCTACGGCAGAAGCACGCAGGACGGAACACCCACGCCGGACAACCCTGTGCCTATCGTGAGCGCTGGTGACGGCGGGACGATTGCAGTGACCTTGAGCGATGGAAACGGTAAAACGCAAACTCTCATCCTACCAACCCCCACCGGCTTACCCGGCATCCCTGTCGCCTCTGGCGGCAACTACACTGACCAAAACGGCCAGCAATGGATTTGCGACGAGGTAGACTTGGAGAGAGGGGTGAAGGTGCAGAGGGTAAAGAGTGTCGACATATCCTCGCTGGACAAATCTTTTTGGGTATTTCGTAATGACGTTGACGCTAATGTATCTGCGACGAGATATTCAAACAAAGCGGTCATAATAGATTTCAGAGATAGCGCACCTGCTATGAGTAACATACTCCCAGCGGGCGTAGGCAATGCTGTAAATATATTTAGGCTTGTGGCTACTCCCCTATATTTATATCAATTCAATCTGGACTCTTCTAAATTTCCTACCGTTAAATCATGGGTTGAATACTTGGAAGCTAATACTGTGCTCATTATATATGCTCTCGCCACTCCCATCGAAACTCCGCTCACCCCTGCCGAAATTGCCGCCTACAAAGCCATCACCGCTTATGCACCCGACACCGTGGTGCAAGCGAGTGACGGCGCAGGCATCAAGCTGGACTACCAGCGGGACGTAAATCTCGTCGTCAAAAATCTTGAGGACGCCATTGCGTCCATGACTACCACTTAAAGGAGGTATACATTATGGCTATCAAAAGTAAAGCACGACACGACCTGACATTGCGCAGCATCAAGCGCGAAATTACTGCAGGCAGAGATGTGGCCTATTGGCTTGACAAGGCTTACAGTCATCTGGACAATGGATTGCTGACTGAAGAGGACATTGCCGAGGTGGAAGTCTTGGCACAGGCGTATTATGATGCGCTGGATGCCGAGGATAGCAAAGAAGAGGCCACAGATGATACAGAGACAGTCAGCTAAAGAGGGCATAATGTTATTAAAGTTAATAAAATTAATAATAAAACATAGTAAAAAAGACAGGGAGTCGTTCAAACTCCCTTATCTTTTAGCCACTGTTCCATTGCTTTTCTTACGCACCAGCTGATACTTCTTTCTTCACGTGTGCAGTATTCCTGAAGGCGTTGAAATTGCTCTGGATCAAAGCTTACGGATTGCCTGACAGCTTTTTGGCTTTCTTCTTTTCTTGGTCTTGCCATATTACTACCTCCGTATGTTTTTGATTATAATAGTAATAATGTTATGTTGCAAGAATAAAGATTGAGGTTAAGGCTTGTGATAGATGCTTCTTTTGGCGTATAATGACGGTGAAAGGAGTTGTTATATGCCAAAAAATAAAATGAAGAGTGGGACATTTATTGCAATGTGTGTGGTGACTGTGTTATTTATCGTTATGCCATTATTTTTGCAAGTGTCAGTTATTAGAAATGCTATAGCATGGATTCTATCTGGTTTAAAATATCAGGAGTATAAAAGCGCATATTTGGGACTCGTAGGTGGACTTCTAGGAAGCTGGTTAGCCATTACAGGAGCTATTTATACTCAACATAAATTTGACCGGGAAAAAGAGGAAAAAAGAGCAATCGAAGAGAAAAGGGCAAAGGAGATAGATAAGGAGAATATTAAAGAAATATGCAGAGAAATGCTGTGGAGTGAGATTCGGCAAAATGATAATTCATTAAGCTGCGATAATGGTAATTTTATAAAAGCAATTATGGAGAAAAATGATCACTATTTTTATAACAGAGATGGCCATAGGATAACTACTGACAATTGGAATTTTATCATAGATAAAGTTATTAGCATGGATCTTGAATTAGCGATAAAATTGATGCATTTGTATAAATATTATGAATTTATGACGGATTTTGATGGAAGCGCGGACTCTGCATTTACAAAAAGTCAGTTAGATTTTAGCAAATATAAAGAATGTTATCAGGATGTTGTAGAATATTTAGAATTTCCGTGGGTGAATGATTGAGAAGAAGGGTTTTCTTCTGAAAATCAAAAAGCGTAATAAGTTATACGCAAACTGGATTTCAAAAGAGAAAAAGAAAAGCCCTCAAACTCCTTGAATAAATGCGAAGCATTTTTCACCAGGGATGATTTTAGGAAAAGGAATTTAAAAAAGAAAGGGTAAAATCCGACTTGTGTGATTTAAAATCACTCATATATGTGTGCCAATAAATCGCAGATATAACTGTGAAAAGAAATCACATATATAGAAGCGAAATAAATGCACAGGTATATAAGTGAAAAAAAGCCACAGATATAGCAATGAAAAGAAAGCACACATATAAGAGTGTATTTAATGCACAGATATATGTGTGCTTTCTTTTCGCAAAAGTATGTTAAAAAGTTTCTTCTAAAAATTTCGAAAAAATAAAATATGTCATGATACTCATGCAAACAAAAAACGGAGCTGAACTCCCGACTACCAATCAAACAGTTCAGCTCCTTACCCACAAAGGCATAAATAGTATAGCATATACTTCTGTCTTTGTGTAGCTGCAAAGGAGGAGTTTTTATGCAGGAGCAATTTGTTAATGAGTTCATGGCAAAAGTAACTGATCTGATTTCAGATGTCGATTTAAACATCGTGTATAAGCAATTAATGATTCATGTCTCTGAGTATGATATCCGGAAAAAGAGTACAGAAGTAGCGATCTATGAAGGTTACCTTCCGGAGTGCTACGAAGTTTTCTTTGTAACGAGAAAAATCGAAGGTATGAGCATGAAGTCACTGGAGCTATACAACATGGTTCTAAAACATTTTTTCTACTGTCTTAATAAAAAAATTGAAGAAATAACAACAAACGATATCAGAGTATATCTGTATAAGGTCCAGCAGGAAAGACAGCTCAGTAATGCCACCCTAGATAGCAGACGCACGATCATACATTCATTCTTGGAGTGGGCGGCAAATGAGCAATACATAGGAAGCAACCCTTGCCGGAGCATCCGGCCAATCAAATATGAAAGACCGAAACGAAATCCTCTGACGGCGATAGAGCTAGAGATGCTTAGAAACACCTTCCAGACAATTCGAGATGCTGCGATCATAGAGTTCCTGTACAGTACCGGCTGTCGTGTAACAGAGATGGAACGGGTAGATATTATAGATGTAGACTTTGCTAAAAAAGAAGTGCTATTGTTCGGTAAAGGCAATAAACATAGAATTTCTTACATCAACGCCAGAGCTGAATTAGCATTAAAAAAATATTTAGAAATCAGAGAAGACGATAGTCCAGCATTATTTGTATCAGAAAGAAAACCTCATGGCAGGATTAAAAAGGCTGCAATAGAAAAGCGTGTGCGTCAGCTAGGGGAAATGTCTGGAATAGGTAGGAGAGTATATCCTCACTTAATCCGGCATACAACGGCTACAGACGGGCTATTCAGAGGAATGCCAGTGGAAGAGGTACAGAAGCTATTAGGACATGTAAATATTACAACAACAATGATATATGCGGAGGTATCCGAAGAAAACACGAAAAATGATCATAAAAAATATATCGTATAAAGGAAAACAGCTCCCGAAAGAGCTGCTTTAAAAAATTATGAAAAAATAATAACCTAAGTGAAAGGCTATAAATTAATAATATCATATTTTTATTTATACACCACAGAGATAATTGTCTTTGTGGTGTATTTTTTCGCTCTCTAGGAGGTGGTTAAGATGAGAGTAAAAGCAAACAAAAACAAGAAAAGCCAAAAGAAGTTTCCCTGGCGGATTGTACTAGACAACGGAAGACAGATTCCGGTGCCAAGCCAGTACAATTTCGGATCAGCATTCATCAGGACTCATGGGTGTAGTCTTGTTGGATTTTACATGGCGCTGCGATTCCGAGGCGTTAAGAAAAATATGCAGCAGGTTCTGCAGTATGCCAGAAAGAAATTGAAATGCGGAGCAAAGTACCCGCTCACAGAAATCGTTAAGGGAATTAACCAGATCTGCCCAGGGAAGCCGGCAGCCTATCACAAGTCTTTGACGACCGAACAGTTAAAGGCAAAATTAAAGAAAGGCTATATGGTCCTATTTGAAGAGGGTGGCCCAATCCACACGGTTGTCTTGTTGAGAGATTCAAAATCGGGAAAAATTTGGAGGTTTTCTGACGGTCACAAGAACGTAACGACAGTTGCAAAGGAGAATGCAAAGAAATGTACAAACGAAAAGTACAGAGGAATAGTTATTGTAAAATAGGAGGAAAAGATTATATTACATGAAGTTTTTAAATTATTAGCAGGAAATTCATTTTTTGAAATTTTATTAATTGCAGTAGCTCTGGATACAATATTAGGAGTACTTCGAGCGATTAAAGAGCATAAGTTCAATAGTTGTGTCGGCATCGATGGAGCAATCCGTAAAGTAGCCATGTTGCTTAGCGTAGGCTTACTGATGCTGACAGATATTATTATGCATATCAATGTTCTATTTATGGTTCCGGACAAATATATTCAACTGCTGGGTATCCAGAAGATGGGGGTATGCGAATTTTTCTGTCTATTGTTTGTACTATATGAGGCGGTTAGCATCTTGAAAAATATGACACTTTGTGGATTACCAGTTCCGGAACGAGTAAGAGAGTATATACAGAAATTTTTAGATGATATGACAGATGAGCTACCGAAAGAGGAGGAATAGACATGAGAAAACTGATTGATGTATCTTCATATAATGGAAAAGTTGACTGGGAGAAGGCAAAGGCATACGGATGTCAGGGAGCTATCTTAAAGATTATTCGCAAAGATTTAAAGATTGATAACGGTTTCAACAGAAATTATCAGGCCTGCAATGAAAATGAGCTTGCGTGGGGAGTATATAATTATTCCTACGCAACTACAGCCACAAAAGCTAAAAGTGACATGAAACTTGTCTGCGATATTCTTGATAAGATTGACAAAACACATTTTGTCTATGGCGTGTGGTTTGACCTGGAGGACAAAGCCCAGGCAGTCTTAAGTAAGACAAAGATCGCCGAGATTATTAATGCAGCACAGCAGGTTGTAGAAAGTCGAGGATATACTTTTGGAGTTTATACCGGGAAAAGTTATTACGAAGAGCATATTGACCGGAAACAGGTTAAGTGTCAGAACTGGTGGATTGCCCGTTATTATCGTGGGGATGCTCGTATGCAGATTGCAACAAATCCAGACGAGGAGAAAAAGCCAGCGGCAGCAAATGTCGCATGGCAGTATACTTCTAGCGGCAGATTCCCACGAGTAATCTCTACGGGTAACAGCGGAAACTTTGACTTAAATGTACTTTGTGAAGAGCCAGTGAAGAAAAAAGTTGAAGAAAATACAAAGAAACCTGTTAAGAAAAAGACCGTATATTATCCGAAATATAAAGGCAAGTCGAAATCGCTTGTGGATGCACTGAAATCATTAGGTATTAACTCTAATAAGAGTAATAGAAAAAAGGTTGCAAGTCTTAACGGAATCAAAAACTATAGTGGTACTGCTTCACAGAACACAAAGTTGCTTAATTTATTAAAACGAGGTAAACTTATTAAGTGTAAATAA